CGATGAGTACTACAGTGAGGTTGACAAACGTATGCGAACAGAATTTCCACAGAAGTTCACGGGTACGAAAAAATCGAGTGGAGCACAGGTCGCACCTGCTGGCGCTTCAGCTACTCGCAGCACGGCGAAGTCAGGGCGCAGGTCGGTGAAGCTATCACCTTCACAAATTGCGATGGCGAAGCGTCTAAACGTCCCGCTTGAAGAATATGCAAAATACGTGAAGGATTGAGAACATGACTGATAGAAAAGCTCGCGCAAGCGAAACACGCGAAACAGAAACGCGCCGTAAACCATGGGCACCGCCCAGTCACCTAGCTGCACCACCGGCCCCAGAGGGCTTTGTGCATCGCTGGATACGACTCGCAATGCGTGGCGAAGAGGACAAGATGAATGTCAACTCTAAGCTGCGCGAAGGATGGGAACCTGTCCGGAAAGATGAGTATCCAGCCCATGAGGCTCCAACTATCGACGGCGGTCGGTACGAGGGAATCATTGGCCAAGGCGGACTGATGCTTTGTCGAATCCCGCTCGAGACAGTTGCAGAACGAACTGAATACTACGGGGGCAGAACCCGCGAACAGATGACTGCTGTTGATCAGGACCTTATGAAGGAACAACATCCTTCGATGCCGATTAGTAACAATCGGCAAAGTCGCGTATCGTTCGGAGGCTCACGCCGAGACTCCGACTAATCATATGAGGTGCTATAATGGCAAATTCTAACGGATCCTTTGGGCTACGGCCCATTGGTATTGTTGGACAAGGTGCGAATACTACGGGTGCTACCGAGTATCGTATTGCGTCAGCCAACAATACAAAAATGTATCAGGGTTCTCCTGTCATCCCAATCGCGGGCGGCACCATCTCTGTGGCGCAAGCTGCGGCTGGTGGTAACGTTGCGTTCTTGGGTGTGTTCTGGGGTGTCGAATACGTTCGCGCATCGGACGGCAAGACTATTTGGGCTCCATCCTGGCAGGGTACTGCTGCGGGTGCAGATTCAAACTTCCCGATCAAAGCCTTTGTCTACGACAATCCAATGCAGACGTTTACTATTGCGACATCCAATGTTGTTGCAGCAGCGAACACTGAGGCGGAAGTTCGTGCGATGGTCTTTAAGAACATCGCGTTGGCAACAGCCACTGCGGGCAATGACACCACGGGTATCGCGTCTGCAACTGCAGATCTGAACACCTCTGCTGCCACTGCCGCTCTTCAGCTGCGTGTTATCGGCGTCCAAAATGACCCTGATAATTCCGACTTTACCGCCGCTGGTATCCCACTCATCGTACGTCTCAATACATCGTTCAACTCTGCCAATGGCGGAATTGCAGCGGGTACTGTTTCGTCCACTGGCGTTTAAGGAGGTCTAACACATGGCTATTTCACGCGCACAACTAGCGAAAGAGCTAGAACCAGGCCTTAACGCGCTATTTGGTATGGAGTACAATAAGTACGAAAACCAGCACGCTGAGATCTTCACCACTGAATCTTCGGACCGTGCGTTCGAGGAAGAAGTTATGTTGTCCGGATTTGGCGCAGCACCTACAAAGTCTGAAGGTTCTGCAATCAACTTCGACGACGCTAACGAAGCCTACACAGCTCGTTACAACCACGAAACCGTTGCGCTTGCGTTCTCAATTACTGAGGAAGCAATCGAGGACAACTTGTACGACCGCCTCGGCAGCCGTTACACACGCGCCCTCGCACGCTCAATGGCCCACTCGAAGCAGGTCAAAGCTGCGTCTGTCTTGAACAACGCGTTCGTAGGCGGAGCAACTGCTGGCGGTGACGGTGTTGCTCTTTGCTCCACGGCTCACCCGCTTACAAACGGTGGCGTTTTCGCAAACACTCCAGCAGTGGCTGCTGATTTGAACGAAACTTCCTTGGAAGACGCTCTGATCAACATCGCTGGTTTTGTTGACGAACGTGGTCTGAAGGTCGCATTGCGCGGCATGAAGCTGCTCATCCCACGTCAGCTGCAGTTCATCGCAGAGCGTTTGATGGTTTCCAACCTGCGTGTTGGTACAGCGGACAACGACACGAACGCAATTCGTTCAATGGGCATGTTGCCTGATGGCTACGCCGTCAACGACTTCCTTACTGATCCGGATGCGTTCTTCATCAAAACAGACGCGCCTCGCGGCTTCGTCCACTTTGAGCGTTCCGCGCTTTCCACCAACATGGAAGGTGACTTCGACACGGGTAACATGCGCTTCAAGGCGCGTGAGCGTTACAGCTTCGGCTTCAGCGACCCACGTACAGTGTACGCTTCACCAGGGGCGTAAGTCTCGAACAAGAACTTGATTAAGGGGCGGTCTTCGGATCGCCCCTTTCTTTTTGTTTATCCCTGATGTATCCTGTATTTATTCGGGCAGACATCAGCTTTGTAGACAGGTTACCGCCCTCCTGACGTTGCATAGACTACAGAGCGAATCCTTATGCAAAAGGTACTAAAATGGCTAATACTACATTCTCAGGTCCCGTGACCTCAACGAACGGCTTTGTTGGCGTCATCGCTCTTACGACATACACCGTTGCAAACGCCCCCTCTGCTGTCACCTCTGGTGCATCCACTGTTGCGTTCTTTTCCAACGGCGCAGCTGGCTCCGCGATCTTGGCCTTCTCTGACGGAACAAACTGGAAGCGTTCCGACACAGGCGCAACAGTCTCAGCATCGTAAGGGGATAAACCATGTCGAGTGACGTAAAAGCATATCCTTGGGCCCAAGGCACTGCGGCCGCAGTTGTCGGCCCCCTACGGTCTCGTCTCCGTCAAGTTGTGATCTACGCAGAAACTGCTGGGTCGTTTACTTTGAGGGACGGTTCCGCCTCGGGGGAGGTTTTGCTCCTTCAGCCCTTTCCGGTAGGAATGAACTCTTTGAACATTCCTTCTGACGGCGTTCTAGCTTCTGACGGCGTCTATGTCAGTGCTTTCACGGGCGCTAACAACGACCTAACGATCTTCTTGTCGTAGGGTCTTCTCATGCCTACGATCGACAAGTCCAAGATGAAGTGCAACACTCCGAAACGTCAGATTTCTGGCGGAAAGAAGTCCGTTGTAAAGGCTTGTGATAAGGGAAAAGAAAAGATCGTTCGGTTCGGAGATGCCGACATGACAATAAAGAAGTCCGATCCCAAACGCCGCAAGTCTTTCCGTGCTCGGCACGGATGTGACAAGGGCACGTTAGATAAACTAAAGGCCCGCTACTGGTCTTGCAAAGCGTGGTAGAGATATGAAAATTGCAGACATATTCGTTGGTTTAGCAGGGACAGTCGGGGTAGGACTTCTTAGCTTTGCCGCGATGCAGGTCTACCAGATGAACGCTCATATGGCGGTTGTTAGTTACAAAGTTGACGAGAACCATGATATGATCAAGCCCATGTGGCAAGACTTCCTGATCAGAAAGGCTGGGATGTATGACAATGTCGAGACGACAAACGTCGTTCCAAGTATCGAAATCTCCAAAAGGAAAAACTGAGATGGGCAAGCCAGGACTTTGGAGCAACATACGAGACAAGAAGGACCGCATCAAAGGGGGCAGTGGAGAGCGTATGCGCAGCCCCGGAGACAAAGGTGCTCCCACAGCTAAAGCGATAAAACAATCGCAAGGCAAGAAGAACGGTGGTATGGTCCGATACAAGAACGGCGGCTGCGTGATGTCGGGCCGTGGCGTTCGCGACACAAAGATGGGCTGATAACATGACAACATCCGGAACAAGAGCCTTCAATCTCGACGTTGGTGAGGTCATTGAGGAAGCATACGAGCGGTGTGGACTTGAGGTTCGCACAGGCTATGATGCCCGAACAGCACGTCGGTCTCTAAACCTGATGTTCGCTGACTGGGCTAACCGCGGGTTAAACCTGTGGACCGTGGCCCAAGGCACGACAGACTTGGTGCAGGGCACTTCCACCTACACGCTGGGTTCTGACGTTGTGGACATGCTGGAGATGGTACTGCGCCGAGACGGCACAGACTTCGAGATTGATCGTATCAGCCGAGGTCAGTATCTGACGTTTCCCAATAAAACAGATCAGGGGCGTCCATCCCAATTCTATTTCAACCGCCAGATTGATCCTGTGATAACATTGTGGCAGACCCCTGAGAACTCGACGGATCAGCTGGTGTATTACTACGTCCAAAGGATTGAAGATGCGGATGCTTTAGTCAACACAACAGATCTTCCATTCCGTTTTTACCCCTGCATGGCGGCAGGCTTGGCCTACTACCTTGCCATCAAGCGAGCTCCAGAGCGCATTCAGATTTTAAAATCCATATACGAGGAAGAGTTTCAACGCGCTGCGGACGAAGACCAGGACCGAGTTCCTTTGCAGCTCACCCCTGGCCGAAGTTACTTGAGGTCCTGATGGCATACGCAAGCGAAAAAAATGCATGGGGAATATCCGATCGGTCTGGTCGCCGCTACCGTCTTCGTGAGATGAAGACAGAGTGGTCGGGTGCCAAGGTGGGCCCTGATGAGTATGACCCCAAGCAGCCACAGCTGACCCCGCCCAATGTCGGGCCCGATCCGCAGGCTCTTCAAAACCCTCGTCCGGAGACTGGTCTTGCGGAACAGCGGGCTGTTCAATGGGGATGGAGCCCCGTAGGTTTTAACGCGCTTCCGGGCTTGTCTCCTCCGAACGAGCTGGTTGCAATAAGTTCCGTAGGAACAGTGGTGGTGTTGACATGAGTTTTACATATGACGAGCTGAAGCAGGCTATCCAAGACTATACGGAGAACACAGAGTCGACGTTTGTTAACAACCTCCCGTTGTTCATTCGTGCTTCTGAGGAGCGCATTTTAAAGAATGTACAGCTGGATTTATTTCGTAAAAACCAGACCGCATCCTTGACGGCGGCTAATCCGTACCTTGGCTGCCCAAGCGACTTCTTGGCTCCGTTCTCTCTGAGCTACACCCTAAATGGGGCTCGAGAGTTTATTGAGTACAAAGACGTTTCTTTCGTTCAGACATACAATCCGAACACTTCGACGCAGGGTGTTCCGAGATACTACTCTCAGTTCGACGTGGGCAATTTCCTAGTGGGTCCTACTCCAGATGTCGACTACGTTGTCGAGTTGCACTACCTGTACCGACCCGCCAGCATTACAGCGGGCGCGGGTAGTGGAACCACTTGGATTAGTTTAAACGGTGAGCTGGCGTTGCTCTACGGTGCGCTGGTCGAGGCCTACATCTTCATGAAGGGTGAGCCTGACGTGATGACGCAGTACAATCAGAGATTTAACGAGTCGATGATCGGCTTGAAAATGCTGGGCGAAGCGAAACAGACCACCCAAGAGTATCGGGTCGGCAAAGTTATAAGGCCAAAACAGTAATGTTTAAGTTAGATGTAAGTGTGCCAGAGACCCCTTTCATGGTTGTAAAGACCACTGATAACCGAGGGTTTACTCCGGACGAAGTTGCTGAACGCTGTGTTGAGAAGCTGATCAGTGTGTCGGATGGGGCGCACCCCGCAATACGAGATCAGGCAAAAGCATTCCAAAAGCATATGGAGATGGTCGTTGCATTTTATATGCGAGAAGCTATTCGCAGCGACCGAACAAATGTGTATAATGCCTTGACTGATGCAGGGCACCCCGAACTGGCTGACGCAATAAGGAGACTTTAAAATGGCTATTTCACAGGCGATGTGTACGTCCTTCAAGCAAGAACTACTTGTGGGCAAGCACGACTTTACAACCGGAGCAGACGCTTTCAAGCTGGCGCTCTTCACTAGCAGCGCAACTTTGTCTGCAGCAACCACGGACTACTCCGTCACCAACGAGGCGTCGGGCACTGGTTACAGTGCGGGCGGTGGTGCGTTGACCAACGTCACGCCAACAAGCTCTGGTACAACGGCGTTTACTGATTTTAACGACCTGACCTTTTCGTCGGCTACGATCACAGCGAACGGCGCGATGATCTACAACACTGAGTCTGCTGGTGGCTCCGGAACCACTGATGCGGTTTGCATCTTGGCTTTTGGCTCGGACAAGACTTCGACGAATGGGGACTTCACTATTCAGTTTCCAACGGCCGACGCTTCAAACGCTATCATCCGTATCGCATAAGAGGTTGTCTGAATGGTCACGCTTGTAAACAGAGCTAAAGTAGCTACCGTCACGTCTGGCACAGGCACAATCACGCTTGGCGCTGCTGAAGACGGCTATCAAACCTTTGCTGACGCTGGCGTAACCGATGGCGCTGTCGTGCGCTATGCGATTGAGGACGGCACAAACTTTGAGCTTGGCACAGGAACTTACACGGCGTCTGGCACAACTCTCTCACGCACTCCGACCGAAAGCAGCAACTCCGACGCCGCTATCAACCTCTCGGGGACGGCAGTCGTTTATGTGACTGCAACCGCCGCTGATTTTTTACCGCCTGCTGCCAATGTGTCACTTGATGATACTAATCTTGTCGTTGCTGAATCTACTAACATGCAGACCTTCGCAGACAAGACAGACGACGCCCTGTTGAAAGCCCGAGGTACTGGCTTCACAACCACTTACGATTCTTCTGCAACTATTGGCGGAACTACATTTTCACAACCAGCGGTTAAGGGTGAAATAGCCAGCGACCTTGGTTACTTTGCAATAGATTATGCAGGCGCGACAGGCATTACGGTAGCAACGGGTGC